GGAGGAGTGTATACAATAACAGTTGGTGCTGGTGGACCTGCTTCTTGTACTGCTCCAGTAGGTAATGGTACACCTTCAGTTTTTTCAAGTATAACATCAACAGGTGGTGGTCATGGTGGATCACATAAAACAGGTCAACAAACAGGTGGATCAGGTGGTGGATCAGGACCAGGACAATCGCCAAGTGGAGCAGCTGGTAATACTCCTCCAACAACTCCTCCTCAAGGAAATCCAGGTGGTGATGGAACAGGTGAAGGACCAGTTCCATCTAGAGCAGGTGGTGGCGGTGGTGGTGCTGGAGGTCCTGGTGGTAATGGTAATGGTGGTGGTGGTGCTGGAGGAATTGGAGTTGCAAACGCAATTACAGGACCTAATGTTACATATGCATCTGGTGGCGGTGGTGCTAATGGTTCTCCCGGTTCATCTGGAGTAGATGGTACTGGTGGCGGCGGTAATGCAGCAAATGGTTCTGGTACTGGTGGTTCCGGTGGTTCAGGTATAGTAGTTGTAAAATCAACAAGTGGTTTAGTAGCATGTGGACCATCGTGTAATTCAGTTACTTTTGATGGTACAAATTTTGTAGCAAGTTTTAAAGCATCCGGTGATTTAACATTTGGATGTGCAGCAGCAGCGGATAGTTTTGTTCAAGTAGATTATTTAGCCGTAGGTGGCGGTGGAGCAGGTGGAGCAAGTAAAGGTGGTGGTGGTGGAGCAGGTGGTTATAGAACTTCTTTTCCAGGTGGAACAAAAGCTTTTTTAAGTCCAGGATCAAATGTAATAACAGTTGGTGCTGGTGGTGGGGGTATTTCTTCAGGTGGTGGTAATCCAGGCACAGCTTCAGGACTAGGTGGAACATTTGCAGCTGGAGGTGGTGGTTCAGGTGGATGCACTCCTTCAACAGTAGGACTAGGTTTACCTGGTGGATCAGGTGGTGGTGGAGTTGGTGGCTATGGTGGTAATCCATGTGGTGCTGCAGGTGGAACAGGAAACACTCCTCCAACAAGTCCTCCTCAAGGTAATAATGGTGGAACAGGTACTGCAGGAGCAGCTTCATGTGATGCCGGTGGTGGAGGTGGTGGAGCAGGTGCTGTAGGTGGAAATGGTGGACTCAATGCTAATCCCGGTGGTGCGGGTGGTGCAGGTTTAGCAAATAGTATTACAGGAAGTTCAGTTACAAGAGCTGGAGGTGGTGGTGGTGGAATAAGAGCTGGTGATGGACAACCTCCATCTAGAGCTGTTGGACCAGGTGGTTCTGGTGGTGGCGGAAGTGGTGGAAGAGGATCTCCCGCTCCTAGTGTCAGTCCTCAAGCTGGTGGAACAAATTTAGGTGGTGGCGGTGGTGGAGCTGGTAATGGTCAAACATCTGGAAATGGTGGATCAGGAGTAGTTATAGTTAGAATACCTGCTGCAGCGGCACCAGGTAGTTTAGCAGTAGCACCGGGAACTAATAGTTTAGCAACATTATCTCCTAGTGGAGATAAACTAGCAACGTTTACTGTAACAGGAACATTGACACTATAATAAAAATAAAATATAAATACTAAAGGTAAAAATTATGGCACACTTTGCAGAAATAAATGATAAAAATATAGTTACAAGAGTAGTTGTTATAGGTAATGACATTCCAGCAAATGGCGGAACATTAGAAGATAATGACATGCACATTGATGGAGAAAAGTTTTGTATAAAACTTTTTAAAGGTGGTGTTTGGAAACAAACTTCTTACAACAATAATTTTAGAAAACAATATGCAGGTATAGGTTCTACATATGATTCTGTAAAAAATAAATTTATAAGTCCGCAGCCCTATAATTCATGGGCATTAGATGCTAATGATGATTGGCAAGCACCAGTTACATATCCAACAGATACAACAGAGAAAACAATTTATTGGAATGAAGAAAATTTAAGATGGATTGCAAAAGATTTTCAAGACCCTAGAAATAATTTTAACTGGGATCCAGCAACACTAGCTTGGGTATCCGCATAATTATACTTTACAACTATTAAAAAATCATTTATATTATTTTCATAAAGACATATGAATTTAACAAATTATTATTGGTATTTTAAATCAGCTATTCCATTACACGTGTGTGATGATATTTCTAAATATGGAAAACAATTGCAAGATCAAATGGCAATCACTGGCGGATTCAATAATAATAAAAATTTAAATAATAAACAGATTAAAGATTTAAAAAAAAAGAGAGATTCAAATATTGTTTGGATAAATGATCGATGGGTTTACAACGAAGTACAACCTTATATACATCAAGCTAATAGAGACGCAGGATGGAATTTTAATTGGGATTATTCGGAATCTTGTCAATTTACAAAATATAAAAAAGGCCAGTACTATGATTGGCATTGTGATAGCTGGGATCGACCTTATCAAAAAGAACAAGGTGACCCCACTCACGGAAAAATTAGAAAATTATCAGTAACGGTTACTTTATCAGACCCTAAAAAATATAAAGGTGGTGAATTAGAATTTGATTTTAGAAATATGGATCCAGATAAAAAACGCAACATTAAAAAATGCACTGAAATTTTACCCAAAGGATCTTTAGTTGTATTTCCTTCTTTTGTATGGCATAGAGTATGTCCAGTTAAAAGTGGTGAACGAAACAGTTTAGTAATATGGAATTTAGGATACCCGTTTCAATAAAGAAGAAATATGAAAAAGAAGAAAAAAAGAATAAAAAAACCAAAAGCCATAACTTATCCTACTAAATTAAATAGAGAGGATTATTTTAAATGTCCTATATGGTTTGCAGATGAACCTAAATTTGTAGATAATCTAAACAATGCATCTGATAGTTATATAGACAAAGCTAGAAAAAATTTACAACCAGAAATAGATAAAATTAACAAACAAAATAAAACTACAGGAGATTTAGGTAGTGTTTATCATTCAACGAGTTTAATAGGTGACCCTAAATTTAAAGAATTACAAAATTATATTGGTGCAACAGCATATAACTTATTAATTGAAATGGGTTTTGATATGCGTGGTCATCAAGTATTTATTACAGAAATGTGGGTACAAGAATTTGCTAATGATGGTGGAGGACACCATACTTTACATACACATTGGAATGGTCATATCTCTGGTTTTTATTTTTTAAAAGCTAGTGACAAAACATCAAAACCTTTATTTGAAGACCCAAGAGCAGGTAATGTTATGAATTTATTACCTGAATTAGATAAAACAAAAGTAACTTATGCTAGTTCAATGGTGAATTATAAAGCTGAACCAGGTCGAATGATATTCTTTCCTTCGTATATGCCACATCAATATTTAGTTGATAAGGGTGTTGAACCATTCAGATTTATTCATTGGAACTGTCAAGCTATACCAAAAGGAGTATTAAATGTCGTTCAAGAAAAATAAATACACAGTATTAAAAAAAGCTATCTCACCTGAGTTGGCAGATTTTGTTTATAAATATTTTTTAAACAAAAGAAAAGTTGCAAGGTTTTTATTTGATCAAAAATACATATCTCCTTTTAATAAAGAGTATGGAGTATGGAATGATGACCAAGTACCTAATACTTATTCACATTACAGTGACATAGTAATGGAAACTTTATTAATGGAAGTAAAACCTGTAATGGAAAAACACACCGGTATTAAGTTAAGTCCTACATATTCCTATGCAAGAATATACAAAGAAGGTGATGTTTTAGCTCGTCACAAAGATAGATACTCATGTGAAATATCTACTACATTAAATCTAGGTGGTGACCCTTGGTCAATATATTTAGATCCAACAGGTAAACAAGGTCAAGCTGGTGTTAAAGTAGAACTTAAACCAGGAGACATGTTAATATATTCTGGTTGTGATTTAGAACATTGGAGAGAAGAATTTAAAGGTAGGAATTGTGGACAAGTATTTTTACATTATAATAAAACTAATTCTAAAACATCTAAAATTAATGAGTTTGATAAAAGACCTTTTCTTGGATTACCTGCATGGTTTCAAGGGGTTAAGTTGACAAAAATTAAAAAATAATCTATACATTAGGCTTGCAGGGGGATGATCCACCACTGATTCCCCTTGCTTTAAACATATTGAAATCACAAACAATCTGCTATATTACCTAATAAACAGGATTTTATATGTTACAAAAACTAGGTTTTTTACCAGGATTTAATAAACAGGTTACATCTACAGGTGCAGAGTCTCAATGGACAGGCGGCACAAATGTGCGTTTTAGATATGGTACTCCAGAAAAAATAGGTGGTTGGTCACAACTAGGCGCTAGTAAATTAACCGGCGCTGCTAGACAATTGCATCACATGGTTAATAAACAAGGTATTAAATATGCTGCTATAGGAACTAACAGAATTTTATATGTTTATTCAGGAGAAGTGTATTATGATATTCATCCTTTAGTTAATCCATTAGGCACAGCTATTACAAATGCATTTAGTACAACTAATGGTCAACCAATAGTTACCCTTACATTTAGTGGTTCACATTCTTTTCAAGAAGGAGATATAATTTTATTTGGTGAAGCATCTACATTTAGTGCTATTACTAATTCTAATTTTGTTGCAGCAGATTTTGCAGATAAAAAATTTATGGTAACCAGTGTACCAAATTCAACAAGTATAACTATTACAATGCCCGGTAATGAAACTGGATCCGGTGCTACTACTTCTGGAGGCATAACTTTTTTTCAATATTTTCACGTAGGTCCAGCTGAACAAGTTGGGGTTTTTGGATGGGGTATATCTCAATATGGTGGAACATCAACAGCTCCTCAAACAACAACTTTGAATGGATCTTTATCTGCTAACTCAGCAGGGACAGGTGGAACTGGAACTAGTATTATTTTAACATCTGTATTAAATTTTCCAACAACAGGAACTAATTTTATACAAGTAGGCACAGAAGAAATTTCTTACACAGGAGTTACTACAGCAACAAATACTTTAACAGGAATAACTAGAAACGTTAGAGGAACAACAAATGCTTCTCACAGCACAGGAGCAACAGTTACAGACCACAGTAGTTTTTCTGGTTGGGGTCAATCATCAGCTGACACAGACACCGTTGCTGAACCTGGTATGTGGGCATTAGATAATTTAGGCAGTACACTTATTGCTTTAATTTTTAATGGTGAGTGTTTTCAATGGAACGCAGATTTAACTAATGCAACAGGAACTCGTGCTACTATTATATCGGGTGCACCGACAGCATCAAGAGATATGTTAGTATCTACACCTGACCGTCACTTAGTATTTTTTGGTACTGAAACAACTATAGGTGATAAGACAACACAAGATGATATGTTTATAAGGTTTTCTTCTCAAGAAAATATTAATGACTACACACCTACAGCTGAAAACAGTGCAGGTACACAAAGACTGGCCGATGGATCACGGATCATGGGAGTAGAACTTGGTAGAAACGCACTATATGTTTGGAGTGACACAGCTTTATTTACTATGCGTTTTGTTGGAACCCCGTTTACATTTGCTTTTGAACAAGTTGGTACTAACTGTGGATTGATAGGAATGAATGCAGCTGTAGAAGTAGATGGCGCTGCATATTGGATGTCTGACAATGGTTTTTTTAGATATACAGGTAAACTAGAATCAATGGATTGTTTGGTAGAAGACTACGTTTATGATAATATTAATACAACATCTAATCAATTTGTTTATGCGGGTATTAATAATTTGTTTGGAGAAGTTACTTGGTTTTATCCAGAATCTGGATCTAATGTTAACACACAGTCAGTTACGTACAGTTATCTAGACTCAACTTCTAAAAGACCTATATGGTTTGTTAATGACAGTGCATTATTTATTAGAACTACTTGGCAAGATTCTTCTGTTTTTGGGTTACCACATGGAACACAGTATG